ATGGACTACCCGCAAGAAATCCAGAAGCCTTGGAACGACAGTATCAGAACAACAGGAAGGGCAGAACAACTCACTCAACTCTGAGAGAGCAAGTGGTCTATCCTCCACCGAAGGAGATGTTTCCAACTCCATGCTCAACAGACTACAAGGGATCGGGTCAAACAGGACAACTGAGGGACAGATTGGACTACGCTGCCGAAAGGGGCGCTACGAAGAACAAAACATTTATGGAGCCGACAGTACCTGGTGGGCAACTGAACCCGACTTGGGTAGAGTGGCTCATGGGGTGGACGCTAGGGTGGACAGACTTAAAGCCATTGGCAATGGACAAGTCCCTCTCTGTGCCGCCACAGCATGGGAACTCCTGAAATGACAATGATGATTGTGTATTCAGTTTATGGAGAACCAATAGGTAAAGGGCGGCCCAGATTTGCTAAACGAGGCAATTTTGTGTCTACCTACACCCCGCAAAAAACTAAGACCTACGAAGACGAAATCAGGATGATGGCTAAAGCTGCAATGGGTGCGTCAGAGCCACTAGAAACGCCTGTAACAGTTGCAATTTATATCAGAGTTGGAATACCTGCATCGTTCTCTAAACAGAAGCGCAAGGATGCTTTGGCAAACATTGAGAGGCCAACAAAGAAGCCAGACATTGACAACATAGCTAAGTGCTTTCTAGATGGTATGAATGGGATTGTCTATCTGGACGACAAACAAGTAGTGAGTTTGCACATCACAAAGGTATATGCAGAAACCCCTGCAGTAGAAGTAATGGTTAAAGAGGACTTAATCTAAGGGTAAGTCCTAGTATGAAAATACAAAATAATTGATAAAGTGTAATTTTTTAACAGGAGTAAATCATGGAACAAACTTGGGAATTCAATACATTGGTAGGCGAAGGCAGTGAGCTTGTCACAATAGTCTACGAGTACGAAAAAGACGAAGATGGCACTTACAACGAAGGCATCAAAGAGATTTTGTTTAAAGGCCATGATGTGATTGGATTGTTCGCTGATAAACAATTCAAAGAGCTTGAAATGGAAGCTGCAATGCGTTTCCATGAACACAAGATTAACTACAAGCAAACATCGGACTTTGAGCCATGATGCTCAATTGCAAACCATCTCATCCAGATGCAAAGTGTGCAAACTGCAAAAGGCCATTGTCTGAGCATAAAACGACAGTTCATGTCATTAACAGTAAAGACAAGGCTTGCATCTACATCCCAATATCTTTACAGGTGAAGACATGACTGATTGGACTCCAGAGGAAGATGAAGCCTTCAACATGGTTGAACAAAACAGCAACCTTGGCAAACAGATATTGAGAGCAAACAAATCTAGTGGTATGGACTGTTGCACTTATGACTGTACCCAAGGTAGGAACTGCCCTGTACGCAACCAGACGCTAGATGAGGTTGCCCATGAGTTCAGTTTAATGAAATCATTTGGTGATACTGCACAGAGTTTCGCTGCTTTCGTAAGGGGCATGAAAAAATGAGCAAAGGGTCAACACAGAGGCCATTTTCTGTAAGCAACGAAGAATACTCAAACCGATGGGATGCCATATTTGGCAGAGACAATGAGAAAAAGAACGAAGCGCAAGATGTGGAATCTGATCGATCCCATTCAGCACGGGATAATCGGAGCATCAGTAACCCAGAGGGACAAACTGGACAAACTCAGACTCCTTGAGTACTCAGCACTAGAAGCTATGACCAAAGGCCAAGGCACTATCCATGATTGGAGAGTTTTGGTTGATGTGCTAAATCTGTCTGAAATGATGGGCAAGAGTGGGGTGGGTCCTGAAGTACTACCTATCTGCGAGAAAGCTCAAGAAAGTCTTCATAAGGCCGCTTTACGCTTTCAGGACACAAAGCAAATGGGTTTGGATGGGCAAGGAATCAAGTCCATCAGGGATTTGATTGAGTATGCAGATCTCCAACAGGGAAGTATTTCCAGGTCTGAGTTTGAGAAATATATTCAGAAAACAAAGAATTACATTAAATCTAATGGCGATAAAGTGGTAGAAATAGAATGAAAAAAGAACTTTTAATTGGTTGTGGTTCAAATCACAACAAAAGATTGGCCTCTGATGGCACTAAAGATTGGTCAAACCTGACCACTTTGGACTACAACGAGGACCATAAGCCTGATGTTGTGTGGGACTTGATGGAGCTTCCGCTGCCATTTCCAGACCAAGAGTTTGACGAAATCCATGCTTACGAGGTGCTAGAGCATCTTGGTCAACAGGGTGACTACAAACTATTCTTTGCTCAGTTCTCAGAGTTCTGGAGACTACTTAAACCGAATGGATACTTCTTTGCGACTTGTCCATCCAGAAACTCAGTATGGGCTTATGGTGATCCAAGCCACACAAGGATTATCCAACTGGAGCAATTGGTGTTTCTATCTCAGAATGAGTACAAGAAACAAGTAGGGAAGACCCCAATGTCTGACTTCAGGAACATCTACAAAGCAGACTTTGAGGTTGTTTTCCAAGAGGATGATGGCGAAACGATAAGGTTTGTATTACAAAGAATTTGATTCTGTAGCTATAATTCAAGCCATGAAACAACGTGGCGGCTCCAGAAAGGGCGCTGGTCGAAAGAAGATCAGCGAAGAGGGTAGGACTATCCGAGCAAGGGTAGCGCCTATCCACGAACAAGCATTGACCTTGGCAGGGAATGGTTCTTTGTCTGAAGGAATTAGGCGTTTAGCAGAAAAACATTGGAGATTGATTCATGGAGAGCAGCCCCGACAAAGCAATTCAGTATTTGATCGATACCGCACCCTTGTACGCAAAAGCGAAAGCGGATCGCCTGTATTTGGAGGAGTTCCGCAAGTCAAAGAAGGCTCACCTGATGAGCCAGGCAGGGACTGAAGTTCTTGGAAAGCAGGAAACCTTTGCTTATGCCCATGAAGAGTACATAGAAATCCTTGAGGGCATCAGAGCTGCCGTGGAGAAAGAAGAGAAGTATCGTTGGTTGATGACTGCTGCCCAAGCAAGGGTGGAGGTGTGGAGAACCAACCAGTACTCAGCAAGAATGGAAGTCAGGGCAACCCAATGAACAACAAACTGAACGCAAAGGAAAGATTACATCTTGCTAGGGTGAAATCATTGCCTTGCTCAGTGTGTGATAAGTCAGCTCCAAGTGATGCACATCATTACAAACAAGGTCTTCAATATACCTGCATAGCATTATGTCCAGACTGCCATACCAATTCCATATTAGGTTGGCATGGTCAAAAGAGAATGTGGCATATTAAGAAAATGGACGAGATTGACGCTTTAAATATTACAATTAAAAGATTATTTGAATATCAATCTGAAAATGAAAATCATTTCTAATTTTAAAAGTTTCAAAAACTTTGAACTTCTAAAAATTGGTTAAATTGAGTTTGTAAATAGTAAGTGGCACTTTTTTGTAAAACACCATTTATTAGGGTAAACCCTTAGCACTCACTTCGCAAAAAGTGAAAGTTAGCACTCACTTCGCAAAACCTAAAAATCAGCGCATGAAACACAATCAAATGATGCACCTAGAAGGCCATTAAAACCCGTTTTAAGCCATGTGTTTTATCTAAGGCATATCTGGTATGCTTGAGACGCTAAAAACAGATTCTGGAGCCTTTAAATTGATCTGCAAAAAGTTAGCACTCACTTCAAAAAACACTACCAAAAAAACCCAGTTTTTTACTCTGGGTATTTTTGATAATGCTTTATATATTATCGATTAAAATCCAAAACTCTTCAATATAACAGCATTTTTGTATTTTAGGATTATGTAACGCATGACAGAAAATCATTCCGCAGGTTATTAAATCAATTTCCATTAATGTTTGGTCTTCGGATGTAATAACCCCAATATTTCCAATTTTCATTTGGCTGCCCTTTTAATGTAATTCATAAGAAACAATATTATCTGTCCAACATTCCCTGCAATCTAAACAGGAGCCACCTTGAGAAGGAGCTTTGCAAATATTACCTAGAGGTTTTTTTGTGTGAACATTTGATGAGGTAATACCTGGTAAACCTTGCAAACTTTTTGGAATAACTACAGGTTTATCGGGAAACATAGCAGACAGTCTGATTGTCAAATTCTTAGGTACAGATTTGTGTTTTTCAATAAATTGTTTAATTATTGAATATTCTCGGGTTGGTAGCCAATGTCTACTATTTGGGGTTTGCTCACATATGGCGACAATTTTTTCTAGATGTTCCAAATTTTGCAGATCACCCGAATCATGCCACCTGAAAAATGCATCGTTTCCAATGTGGGCAATCATTCCCGAAACCCAAAACTCGGATTCAATACTGTCCAGACGGGCAAACTGAGCGGGTTTGATGTTGTTCTCATACATCTTGTAGAACCCCTTGTCTGCATAACATGAGGAACAAATAGAACCTTCAATTTTGGACATTCTGTACCCTGTTTGACAAGCTTCTGTCGGTAAAGAATAGGATTTACAGGGCATTTTGCTTGTGCTTGTCAGAGAACCACAGACAACATTAGCGTCTTTTTTGGACATTGGAAAGATTTGAATTGTTTTCATATTTACACCTATTAAGAATTAAAAGTTTTACGAGTAATCACTTCTGAAATGAATAATTGTTTGTTCTGTTTCTCCAATATAGTCATAGCTTTGATTTAAAGCATTTATAACCAAAGGTCTAAACTTCCAAGAAGGTTGGTTATCATCAATATTTAAACCAAAGGAGTAAATCACTTCATAAGGAGTTGATTCTGCGAAAACCTCTTTGATTCGGAGAGGATTGAAATGTTCAGGGTTCAGGTTGTCGGGAAGGTCTGCTTGAAAGTGCTTATAAAGAATTTCAAGCCCTTTTTTTGAAAAACAGCTCACTTTGTACTGTTTAAAACCTTGGACAAATTCGGAAAATGATAAAGTTTTCATTTTGTTCACCTTATTTCGAAAGAGCTTTTTCAAGCTCATGTTTGAGAGACATTAAGTTTTTGATTGGTTTGGACATAGAAAAATTGTTGTCTCCTAGGTTTTTCCAAATAACCAAACCGCCACCAAAGGTTGGAACCTGAACATGAACAAACTCAGACAAGGTGACCTCTCCGTCAATGTCAGAATTTCCCTCATTCCAAGTAATAGGGTCAAAACCCAAAGTTTTAAGTTGGAGGACAAATTGTTTTGTGTGCATAGTTTTCCCCTTATTTAACTAAAACATCAAAGTAGGCAAGCAAACCGACACACAACAACAGACCTACAAAAACCGCTGCAAAAATGTCTAAAAGAGTGTTTTTCATAAAATTCCTAAAAGTTTTGTTTCGAGATATGGCGAAAATTTTCCTTAGAAGTTCAGGAATTCTTCGTAAATTGCAGGGTATTGTTCTTTGAGGTAGTCGGTAGCTTCTTGAATAGCTTCTTCTACATTGGAGCTAAGGTCTTTGAGATAAGAACCTTGAACATTCAAATTGATTGTTCCGTCTGTCAGAAGCTCTACAGAGACAATCCCGTCTCCGTCACAACAATAAGAGCCAATAACTCCATCATCTTGAAGGTCTACACCTCCCGCATAAAAATCCCAACCGTCAAATTCGCAGATCTGAAAAACATTTTCTGTAGGTTCAGAACATTCCCGCAGGTAGTTATTAGGAGAGTAGGTCTCTAAGAATTGACCCTTTGATGTTTTCTGGACCTTCTTGCCTGTTTGTAGGTTTGTATAGAGTGCCACTGACTCTGTAAAAAAAGAAGAAGAAACAGTCTGTTTGACCCAAGTGATTTGCATATGAACACCTATTAAGAACCCTAGGAGCTGCCTAGTCAGTATCAATAGAGTAACTTAAAACAACAAAAAACAGCATAGGACATACCCTTAGAACCTGGGTTTTCAATTTGATTCTGTAGCCACAATAGAAACCCGAAACAACCAACAACCCAATGAAGGGGATTCATCTATTGTCAGTAGGTATATAAGGAATGTATAGAGGGTAAACACAAGGGGTAACATAGTTAGTACTCACAAACTTAGCCATATGAAAACAACAGGGAGAAACCTTTTAGACACAAACCCAACAACATCCCTTGCACACATGAGACGAGATGCGAATGCGAATCATTCTCATTTGGGATTAGGGTTTCTACTACTGTATATAACTTCAGGCTGCAGGGATGTACAGTACTGGACCAAAACACAGTAGGGTTTACCCTATTAGGGTTAGTACCTAGGGGTTTACCATTAAGGGTTTCTACGTAAGGGTAGGGTTTACCAGTAAGGGTTTACCCCCCCCTATCGATAAATGGAGGGGGCGCTGTGGCAGGGGACACAATCACATATCGATACACCCTTTTCAGTTAAGACCCCCACCCACCCCCTATCAGGAATAAAAGAGTCCTCCAAAAAATTTTTTTATAGTTTAGAATTTGTAGACATTAAATCAAGGAGAAGATATGGCAGGATTTCCTATGAGGAGAGCGTTGGAGAAGAAGATAGAGACGCTAGGAGGCATTGAGTTCGTTACTGCACATATCTCTCAGGGAATGACCATTGGACGCTTGGCTGAGTTCATAGAGTGTTCTAGACCTATGTTGTCTTTCTGGATAAACCATACTGATGAGCGTAGAGATGCGGTCCTGAAGGCTCGTAAGCTAAAGGCTGAGAAACTGGCTGAAGAGGCTCTAGAGATTGCGGATGAGGCTGATGAGACATCTAACAGTGGTGTGAATAAGGCTAGACTCCAGGTTGATACTCGTAAGTGGATGGCCTCTAAGCTTGATCCTGAGAACTATGGAGACACTGCTAAAACCCAAGTGAATATCTCTTTGGGTGATCTACACTTACAAGCTTTAAAGCACATGGGTAAAGTGCAAGAAGTGACCACATTGGAAAACAATGAATAACCCTTTTATCCAGTTCATCACCCTTTATAGGACTGATCCTGTTCTTTTTGTTAAAGAAGTACTTGGAGTAGAGCCTGATGAGTGGCAGCAAGACTTCTTGAACGCTGTAGCTTCTGGTGAGCGAAAGATCTCAATCAGGTCTGGTCACGGGGTTGGTAAGTCAACAACTGCTTCTTGGGCGATGTTGTGGTTCTTGTTGACCAGGTATCCCGTAAAGGTAGTGGTGACTGCCCCTACTTCTGCCCAACTTTATGATGCTTTGTTTGCTGAACTGAAAAGATGGGTGAAAGAACTACCCCAACCTATCCAAGATCTACTTGATGTCAAACAAGAGAGGATAGAGCTTAAGGCTTCCGCTACTGAGGCGTTTATCTCTGCTAGAACTAGTAGAGCTGAACAACCAGAGGCTCTACAAGGTGTTCACTCTGATAACGTCATGTTGGTAGCTGACGAGGCTTCTGGCGTTCCTGAAGCGGTGTTTGAGGCCGCTGCTGGATCTATGTCAGGACACAACGCTTTGACCATCCTATTGGGCAACCCTGTGCGGTCTTCTGGCTTTTTCTTTGAGACACACAACCGACTGAAAGACGAGTGGTGGACTAGACGAGTATCCTGTCTGGACTCTACCCGTGTCAGTAAAGAATACGTTCAGGACATGAAATCCCGCTATGGCGAGGAAAGTAATGCTTACAGAATTCGTGTTCTAGGAGAGTTTCCCCGTAGTGATGATGACACCATTATTCCTATGGAACTGCTTGAATCTGCCAAACATCGAGACACCAGAGCCTATGAAGATGCTCCTATAGTCTGGGGACTAGACGTAGCCCGTTTTGGTTCGGACTCGTCAGTTTTGTGTAAGCGTCAATCTAACGTAGTTCAGACTCTAGAGAGGTGGAGGAATCTGGACTTGATGCAGTTAACAGGTGCTGTGGTGGCTCAATATGAAGCCTGTGACCATAAGAATAGACCTGCTGAGATCTTGGTTGACTCCATTGGTCTGGGAGCAGGTGTTGTTGACCGACTCAGAGAGCTAAAGCTTCCTTGCCGTGGGATTAATGTCTCCGAGAGTCCTGCTATGGGCGGTACTTATTTAAATCTGAGAGCAGAACTCTGGCATAAAGCCAAGGCTTGGCTAGAGAAAAGAGACTGCAAGATCCCTAATAACGAAGATTTAATCGGAGAACTTGCAACTGTCAGGTATACCTTTACTTCTAATGGCAAGATCAAGATTGAATCCAAGGATGATATTCGCAGGAGGGGATTGAAATCTCCTGACATGGCTGATGCTTTTGTGTTGACATTTGCCTCCGATGCCGCCACCATCTCATGGGGATCAAACAATTCTTGGGGTAAACCTATTAAAAGGTTAATCCGAGGACTTGTCTGATTGCCGTTGCCACTTTGAGCTACCTAATAAGTAGCTCTTTTTTTGTTTAACACAATATGTTACTATTGAGCAACCTTTCTGGAGATTTCTATGAAAATGGACGATGCTGCTAAAAAAATTGGCATGGTAATGGGTGAATACAAAGACAAGAAGCTCAAGTCTTCTTCTGGTCAAAAGGTTAAATCCCGTGACCAAGCTGTTGCGATTGCAATGTCTGAGGCTCGTGCTATGCCCAAGCGTGGATCTAGAACCGCTACCAATCGGAGCAAGAAATGAAACAAGGTCTCTATGCCAACATCGCAGCTAAACGTGAGCGCATAGCCGCTGGCTCCAAGGAAAAGATGCGTAAGCCTGGCACTAAGGGCGCTCCTACTGATAAAGCCTTTAAACAAGCAGCGAAAACTGCTAAGAAAAAATGATTAAGCGTGGTTCTGAGCAATTTTCTGGGTACAACAAACCAAAGAAAACTCCTAACCACCCAAAGAAAAGCCATGCTGTATTGGCTAAATCTGGTGACGAAGTAAAGTTAATTCGCTTTGGTCAACAAGGTGTTTCTGGTAGTCCTGATGGATCTAAGAGAAACGAAGCATTCAAAGCCCGTCATGCTCAGAATATTGCCAAAGGCAAGATGAGTGCCGCATACTGGGCTAACAAAGTAAAGTGGTGATTATGAAATGCCCTATCGCAACCTATGACATTGAAGCTAACTTGAAAGCTCGTAATTGGGCGATCAAGAATGTTGACTATGGTCCTGCTAATCCTGAAGAGGAAAACGAAGAGTACTGGCAGAACCTTGCTGATATGTGGGA